TACACATAAACAAAACTGGTGGTACTAGTATTACTAAGCTTCTAGTGAACGCTGAGAATCCTCCACAGAAGCATAAGTTGGCTTGGTGGTACAAAAAGTATAAGCCTAAGGAATTTAATACTTATTTTAAATTCTCTATTATACGTAATCCTTGGGATAAATTACTGTCTCAGTATTTCTTTAGAGTTAAAGATAATACTCAACATGGGTATATAGAAAGTGCTAAAGACTTGAGCTTCTTGGATTTTTTATTAAATCCATTTCCTGGAAAGCATAAATTACAGCATACTAAACTATTTGAAGGTGACGAATGCTTAGTCGATTTTATTGGTAGGTTTGAAAATCTTCAGGAAGACTTTAATACTATTTGTGACAAAATTGGAGTTCCGCGGCAAGAACTTCCTCGCGTAAATAAAACAAAACATAAGCATTACACTGAATACTACGATGAAGAAACAAAACAAATTGTTGCGGAAAAATACGCAAAAGACATCGAATATTTTGGTTATAAATTTGGAGAATAATGGTTACTTTTATTATATGTGTTAAACATTACGAAAACTGTCATTCATACAATGATACTTGGGATTTATTAGAAAACACTTTAGTTTCTGTTTGCGGACAACTTGATAATAGGTTTGAAGTAATAGTAGTTTCTAATAAGACTTTAAATGAATTCCCAGATAATCCCAAAATTAAAGACATAAAGTTTATAGAAGTTGATTGGCTCCCTCCATCAATGTCCAATGCTTGGCAAATAGGTACTCAAGTAAGTGTCGGTGATGGGATGCGGCAAATTAGATTAGATAGAGGTACTAAATATATTTTGGCTTTAAATGAAGTTGATGATGATAATTACGTTATGTTTGTTGATGCGGATGACTTCATACACAGAGATTTAGTTAGAACTATTCACAATTCTGACAAAGACTTTTTAAGGATTAATAAAGGTTTTAAAATGGGTATAGACGATACGTTTAAACGTGTTGGTGATTTTAATAAAAGATGTGGCACTTGTAATATAACTAAAGCAAGCATACTTAAAAAACAAATTGATTTTAAAAATGTCAATCTGAATTCATGCCAGAATACTATAATCAAATCTACACAAAATTATTATTTGATAAAAGTTATCGGATCTCATGCATTGTCATGGGACTATTTTAACCATAAAGGTTATGAAGGTGGGGATATTGAATTTAGAGCAGCGATATACAATTGCTCTCACAATGAGCAACATTCAGGTAAACGCAATTTAAAATACTCTCAAAAAATAAATAAAAGTATGAAATTACATTTTAATATATGAAGTTTATCATTGTTGGTTGTGGGTTAAGTGGGATAACTGCAGCTCGTTTGTTAAAAGACCAAGGGCATGAAGTTAAGATTTATGAGTCTCGAAATCATATTGGAGGCAATTGTTATGATAGTAATGTTTGTGGAACCACTGTACATAATTACGGCCCTCATATTTTTCATACTGACGATGAAGAAGTTTTTGAATTTTTATCTAAATATACAGAATGGACTCCCTTATATTATAGACCAATAGGACGAACAATACTCGGTGATATACCTCTTCCGTATAATGATAAAGGTTGTGAAAAAGCTATTGGATTTAAACTTACTGAAAAGGAAATTGTCGATCTCATTTTATGTGATTATAGCGAAAAGCAATGGGGAGTCCCATTCAATGAGATTCCATCAACCATTACAAATAGAATCCCTAAGACTAAAGACTGCGATAATCCAACATGGTTTGAAGGACAGAAATATCAATGTGTACCAAAAGAAGGATACACAAAAATGTTTGAAAAAATGCTTAATGGTATTGAGGTTGTTTTAGGTTGTTCTAAAGATGATTGGAAAAACTCTTCTTATGATAGGATAATTTATACTGGTAAGATAGACGAATATTTTAATAACTGTTATGGTACTCTTCAATATAGAACACTTGACTTTGAGCATAAAGTAACTTCAAAGAAACAAGATACCTTGGTTTATAATGAATGTAATTATAGTAATATGTGGACTCGTCAATATGATCATTCGTATTTCACAGAGGGTCATAGTGGACTGACTGTAATAACGAAGGAGTATTCAAGGCATGCTGAAGAAGATGATATCCCGTTTTATCCCATTCCTTGGGGTGAATCACATAAGGTATACAAGAAGTATAAAATTTTAGCAAACTCCGAAAAAAACACCATTTTTTTAGGTAGATTAGCACAGTATAAATATTTAGATATGTGGATGGTAATAAAGCACACATTTTCGAAGCTTAAAAACATATAAATAAATTTTGCACAGCGTTAGTTGTGCATAATATAATTAAAACAGTATTAAAAATATGAATGAAATTAAAATAACATTGCAGGAAAACGAAATGAACGCGCTTTTACAGCTTATTGATATAGCAGTAAAATCAGAAGGCCTGAAGGTTGCTGAACCCGCAGCTATTATTGTGAATAAGATTCAAGAACAGAGTAAAGAGCAATTAGGTCCTGACGCTGAAGACAAAAATACAGAGAAATAACCTATTTAAGAGGGGTGTTTCAGAATAAACACTTAATGTTTTGTCAATTGTTATTGCTAAAATATTATAAATATACAATATGGCTATACCAAATACAAGACAAAAACACATCGATTATTGCTTGAGGGCATTAGGCCATCCGGTTATCGAAATAAACGTTGATGATGATCAAATTGAAGATCGTATCGATGAATCAATTCAGTTTTATCAAGAATTCCACGCTGATGCAGTAGTGCGCAATCTTCTTAAGCATCAGGTGACTCAAACTGATATTGATAACGGATATATTTCTCTGGCAGCTGGAGCGAATATCTTATCGATTAATAACGTATTTAATATAAGCAACAACAATTCTGGAACATCCCTTTTTTCTGTCGACTACCAATTACACTTAAATGACATATTTGATTTAAATGGTTCATTTGGTGGTATTGTTAACTATGAGTTGACTAAACAATATCTTTCGCTCATCGATCGTAACGTTAATGGTGTTTATGAAATGATTGAGTATAGCCGGCATAAAAGCAGAGTAAATTTTCACACGGATACTTTAAAGGATCTTGGTGTAGGAAATTATGTTGTCTTCGATGGATACAGCGCGGTTGATCCAGAATCATTTGTTGGAGTATATAACGACATGTTTCTTAAAAAGTATTCGACTGCTCTTGTTAAACGCCAATGGGGACTAAACCTTATTAAATTTGAAGGTATGGTTTTACCAGGTGGTGTTACGATGAATGGCCGGGCCATTTACGATGATGCTATTACTGATATCGAAAAGCTTGAAGAAAAGATTCGCCTTGAACACGAATTACCACCACTAGATTTTATAGGATAATATGCCAAGGAATGTATATTTCAGCCAAGGGGCAACAACTGAAAAGAGACTCTATGAAGATCTTACTATAGAGGCTCTTAAGATTTATGGCCATGATGTTTTCTATATTCCTAGGAGTATTGTAAACACGGATTCTATATTTAACGAAGATGCACTTTCTAAATTTGGTGAAGCATTTCAAATTGAAATGTATGTTGAAAACACTGACGGCTTTGGTGGAGAAGGAGATTTGCTTTCAAAGTTTGGTGTGGAAATAAGAGATAGTGTAAATCTTATTGTATCAAACAGACGATGGGAACAGCTAGTTTCTCGTTTCCAAGATCCTACAGAAGTTAGGCCACAAGAAGGTGATTTAATATTCTTCCCTCTTGTTAATGGTTTATTTGAGATTAATTATGTTGAAGATGAGACTCCGTTTTATCAGCTACAAAACGTCCCTACATTTAAACTTTCTTGTCAGCAATTTGAGTACAACAATCAAGAGATCGATACTGGAGTTGCTGAGGTAGACAAATTTGAGATAAATTTCGCTACACGCACACGTTTAAACCTAGGAAGCGGTAGCGGTACATTTGCAGTTGGAGAAGACGTTACACAAACTGATGGTACAACTACAGTTACTGGAGAAGTTGCTGATGTTGGAACTAACTATATTGATGTTGTTAATCAAAGGGCAAACGATAATAGTAATAGGGGTTTCATTAAAACTGAAGGAAGCTGGGGAAACGTTATAGGATCAGAAAACACGCCTAATCCTTCTTATCCTATTGTAACAGTTGATTCTTTCAACACAATTGATGATAATGATCCTTATGCTGATAATACTGATTTTGAACTAGAGGGTAATTCATTTATTGATTTTACTAAAAATAATCCTTTTGGGATGCCAAATATAACAACCTAAGACATGTTAAGCGGAACACATTTTTATAATAAAACAGTACGTAAGTCAGTAGCTGTCTTTGGTACTCTATTTAATAATATTAAAATTTTAAGACAGGGTGCTACAGAAGAAAAGGTTCCAATTGCGTACGGCCCAAGAAAGAAATTTTTGGCACGTATTCAATCTGACACATCAGGTTCTACCGCAGAAACAATAGCGATTAAATTACCTCGACTTAGTTTTGAAATAACATCGATGGAATATGATAACGAAAGTAAGTTAAATCGTTTTAATAAAAAGTTTATCCCTATCGAAGGAGATACAAATAAGGTTAACACACTTTATCAAAGCGTTCCTTATATTATAGGAATGCAACTAAATGTTTATGCTCTTAATCAAGATGAAGCATTACAGGTAGTAGAACAGATCTTGCCTACCTTTTCTCCTGAATACACAGTAAGTATAAAAGAGCTTGAGGGATCTAATACAGCTACTGATGTTCCTATTATATTAAACTCGCTTACTCTTAATGATGATTATGAAGGTGACTTCGAAACTAGGAGAACTATATTATATACTCTTGATTTCAGTATGAAGATAAAGTTTGGTGGTGGAGTTACTAAGCAAGGTTTAATAAGAACTGTAGACACTTTCTTGTTTAATGATGTTAACACTGCTTTAAAAACAGCTAATCCGTACGGTGTTAATAACGAAAATATTCGGGTTGCAGTAGCAAATAGTGATAGTGCTCCATTAGACGACACTGACACTATAACAACCACATTTGGTTTTGATCATGGATCGTGAAAATAAAAATAATGAAGACACTGAAGAAAAGCTTGAAATAACGGAAACACCACAAATAGAAGTTTCAAGCTCTCAAATAGTAAACGACACAGAGACTGATATCGAGTATTCTCGAGACAAGATGAAGTCTTTGATTGATCAATCATGTGAAGCTATAAACCATATGATGGCACTTGCTTCAGATTCAGAACATCCTAGAGCTTTTGAGGTTCTATCTACAATGATAAAACACACGAGCGAGATGTCGCAAGATCTTATTAAATTGCAAAAGA